AACCTTCAAAAGTAGTAAGAGTTTTTGATGTGTAAGTTATAATTTCAGAATTAATTAAAAGAAGTCCATATGATTCAGGAAATCCTGCTGTTGAAGAAACATTAATAACAGAATCAAAAAAAGTTACATCTGAAGATAGAGTAGTTGATTCAATTAAATTAGTTAAATGATCAACTTTGATATATTGGTCAATATTCTGCAATATATCACTAGTTCCTCCTTGATTTTCTAAAGAGGTGTAGTATTGCGATAAAAATTCAGAGACAAGAGGAAATTCTTCTACTACAAACTGGGGTAGTTGGTTATCAACTATTGAACTGATTTTGATTCTGGTTGTTGTCATTGTGTTATATTCTTACAAGGTCTCCGTTGATGTAACTTGAAGTTATTTTATATGATGATCCAGATATGTCGGCACCAGATGATATATCGTCAGCCAGCATATTCAATACACTATTATTAATATCTAGTTGCAAATACAAATCCTGTAATCCAATAATATCATTTGATTTTGGAATTGCAGAAATTTGAATAATTGGACGAGAGAATGAAGTTTTTGTAGTAGACTGTATGTTTACCGGATATAAATTTATCTCACCTTTAACATAATCTATTCTACCAGCGTCTTGCTTTACAATCTCTGGTTGTGTTTGCGACTGCAACCTAAAAAAGAATATTCTTCCATTAAGTCCATCAGAATTGGGAATATCGGATAAGTATAAAGTATCATTAAATCCTGCGATATTAAACCCAGATGATTTAATATTATACCCATTCGTGTTTTGAATATGAAACTGATTCCCATAACAAATTTCATAATTAGCAAAAGTATTCAATTCAACACCCAAATCTCTCCTAATTTTAATTTTAGTAATATTTGAAGTCATAGAAGAATTAGAATCATCAATTACTTTTAAAAATTTACTATATTTAAATCTAGCACCATATTTGTTTAGTTCACTGGAGTTTGCATAATTTTTAATGTTATTCCAAATTATATCTTTTAGTTGATTTGAATCATAAGTAGTATTTGAATTATAATAAGCAACAGTATCAGTTTCAACATAAAGATATTTTAAATCAATGATTTCTGGAACAATTCCAGCAACAGCATATTTTCTCAATTCATTTTTGATATTATCTTTAACCTGATTTGAAACAAAAGAACCGTTAATTGGTTTAATACTTATATAAACTCTTCCATATTTTGGTGGGGTTAGATCTTCACCTCCATAAACAGAAATTGATTCAGTTTCTGGATAAATTGTAGGAATTATCGTCTCATAATCCGTTGCAGTTACTGCACGATTTTGCGAAGAATATTTTCTAGGGGCATATTTTTTAATTGACTCTACAGATTCAATTTCTCTACCATTCTGAGATGATGAATTTGTTGTAATTAATGAAATTCCAGTTGTTACTACTCTATTGTTATTATCTACAATTCTACCATTAAAATTAAATGTGGAAACTCCATTTGCGGATTCTCCATTAGTAATATTATAGGAAACCTCAATATAATTTAAGTTATCAAGTTTTTTACCAAAAACACCATCCCCAAAAATCAATTCATATCTCTGATCTTCGATTTCTTGAATAAAAAAGATTCTAGAATCAGAATTAATTTCAAAAAGATTTCTTGAAAGTTTAAAAGTTCTTTTAACGGTACTTGACTGCGTATCTCTAACTATCACGTCAATTGAATCAATATCAATATTTGCATTATCTAAAATAAATCTTTGATTTGGGTTATTTGAATTGACCGTAAAGGCATTAACAACATATGTACCCTCATAAATGTCAATGTTGCTGAATAATGCAATATTGTTTATGACAGGAACAGTAATATCATTTGGAATGATGAAAGAAAAATTCTGATTCCCGAAACTAGTATTTGTAGTACAAACTACCCCTTTTTTTAAAGTTAAGGTTAATGGATTTGTAGTAAATCCTGTTGTATCTACAAAAAATGAAATATTTGCTTTGGATGCAGAACGTGAACGTGGCACGTAACCAATATTTCTTGCAAGAGAAACTACATTTTCTCTAAGTGTAGCACTATCAATAAAGACCTCATTGCTAATCATATTAGCATTATATGAGGAAATATATGTATTATATGCAAGTATATCGATCAACACTGAAAGATTTGATCCTTCAAAATCATAATCAGTGAAATTTGAATTAGCTCTCAAATAATCCCTGAGAGAAATCTTGATTTGATCGAAATCTAAATTTGTAAAGTTAACTAGTGCCATTTATCGAGTTGGCTGTAGTGCAAATGATAACTGTTGTGGTAAAACGTCAATTCCTATAATTTGATAGTTAATTGTAACATTAAACTCATTTTCATCATAATTTGGAGAAACTACAACATCTATTAAATTTACTCTTGGTTCATAATTATTGATTGTGTTTTCAATCTCATCTTTAATAATAGATGATGTAATTTCATCCATGTTTTCAAAAAGTAAACGACTTATTCTAGATCCCAAATTTTGATTAAAAAATCTTTCTCCAGTATAAGTCAATACTAAATTGCGAATAGAACGAGCAATTGCCGTCTCATTTTTGAGAGCAATTAAGTCGTTATTTAAAGGACTAATTTGAAACGACATGCTCAGGTCTTTAAAACCTTTGCTTACTCGTTCTAAAGGCATGAAGGTATGTAAATCTACCTTATTTATTATGGTTTTTTATATTCATAAAGAGGTTCGGTGCCATATTCCCAATCATCATAATCTTCATCATTACGGATTTTTGCATGAAGTTCATTTTGGACGATAAAATCGTGTTTTTTTGGTGTTAGATTATCATTTGCTATTTCACGAAGCATTTTTTGACTACTAATTTTTGACTCCCAACCATATTCAGATGACAAATATTGAGTTCCCCACTCATTTTTCATAAAATTCTGGTCTTTGTCTACTTTTTTTGTCATTTTTTCTCCTGATTGATTAAAATCAGAACTTTTTAAGGGGTTTCTATCCCTTGGTCAATGTAAAAACCTTTTCTGCGATAATCTTCATCTTCAACAAAAACCAAATTTTCTATTTTTTCGACCTTTTCCCCTTTCCAAACGGGTATGGCAACTGAATTTCCGTATCTAAAGTCAGGATTTCTTCTGAAATGAACTTCAATTAATTTATTCCCTATAAATTCACAATTAATCCAATCATATTTTCCCTTTAAATTATTTAAAATGTTCGGAAAGTTAACTTTTCTATCAATTTTAGTCCACTTTTTCCACCTGTAAAGTGGGTTGTATACTTCTCTTTCGCCCAAAATGACTAAATTAGACTCTTTTTGATAAAAATCAACACTAATGTGATCTCCTTCAAATACTTCGCACCAAAATTCGGATGGATGAAAATGATCTGTAGATTCTTCTATCCATTCAATACGAGAAAATCTTCCCATTCCAAGTAAATTAATGCTTGGGCGGACTATGTAGTATCCAGAATAAGGAACATGGCACCCCACAGGACCACAGAGATACCCTAAACGACGACTTAAAATTAGTTTATTATAAACCCACAGATCTTCTTCAATTATCGAGTTCCATTCGTCTGTCGGATTTAGATGATACATCAATAATTTCTGAGATGTTTTTTCGATGAAGAGTGTAATTCTTTTGAATCCTAATATCAGAGTTTTTGAATGTCCAACACTCTCCATTACTATCTAGAAATACAACCCATTCAAGATCATGTTCTTGAGAACGATCGATTAAAAAAAATGCCCAACCGCTACCTTTTGAAGTAACGACTGGGATTTGAGGATTTAACTGAATCATTTGGAATTATTTTCCCTGACCACGATACTTTTTCTTACGTCCATTGCGAGATGTTGGACTGAGTAATGTGCGAGAAGAACGTCCCTGACGAGTCTTCTTTGGTGCTCCGGGTTCAAAAATAACTTTATTGCTTCCACCTTTTGCCATAAGATTTTCCTATTAATAAATTGAATAAAAACTTAGATCAAATTACGCGAGTTTTTTCATGCCCCACTCTAATGCGAGGATCGCACCAGATCTCAAATCCTGCTTCTTTTGCATCAAGACAAAATGAGACATCTTCGCCACACATGTCTTGTACTGCACCGGACTCAAAGACTTGCATCTTAGGCGCAAACCAAGGATATTCAAGATTTTCAAAGACTCCATTCTTAATCAGAACCCAACCAAATCCAGTGTAATCCACAGTAAATGGTTTGCGACGCTTGGAGATAGACTCAACGGTTTCATGATTCATGACTCCACCATTCTTTCGGAAGTCATCTTCTTCTAACCAGTGTGCTACTGAAGTTGTGTGCCCATCTTCTGTGGCATACCAACCAGCAACAACTTCTTTTTCTTCACCATCTTCATTCAGAGCAAGATCACAGAGTTGCCAGAACTTTTCTGTGTTGA